TTCCCGGTACGCCTGCGCCAGCGTATGCTGATGCCATGGTTAACCAACCCTTGGTTGGTGTTGCATAACTAGCATCAGTTACTCCAGGCAATGCAATCCATAGTCCAGCTAAAGCACCAGTATAAATAATATTAAATTTGCTTACAGTTGTTCTCTGAAACTTAAATGTAAAATATTGTGCAGATCCTTGTGTACTCAGATTAGGACCAACTGGTAAGTATCCTGTTGAATAGTTTGTCTGATCAAATTGTAATTTGTTAGCAACCACTGTAGAATCGGTTGTGTAGAACAGCCCAGTCTGGCTATTAAATGCCGACTCACTTCCTGTGTAAACAGGATTGTCTGTGGCTGTACCAGCATCGGGATTTACTATACGCAATCCACTAGTACTATATCCGCCGCCCAACGATCCGCTAACAGGAATTGCAGTTTCTTCTACTGTATTGCTAGTTCCATTTTTATAAAGAATAGTTACCCCAGGCGATACAATAGTTGAGTTTACCAAGTAGCTATTATTAACTGTTACCTGTGGTCCAACTAAACTTGAACCAAATCCAGTTGTTACAATATTTGCAGTTGTTTGGAAATATGTACTTCCAGATCCAACATATAAATTTCTTGCCAATGGTGTAGTGATGCTGGCAGCTGTATAAGTAACGCTTGCAGGAACCTGGAATGCACCACTTGCAATGCCAGTGGACAGGTATGTTGAATTAGGATATGTGTCGCCACTCAGAGCCGACACATTACCTTTGATAGTGAACTGAGCAGAACTAGTAAACATTGGTATAGTACTTGAATAGATAACCGAGTTGGTAGTTAGTGCCACACTGGTATTACTAAATGTTGGATATCCCGGATTGGCTAGATCTGTGTACCAAGACACAGAGTTTGTATTTGCAGTTACACCAGAATCACCAATTGTTATTCTACTCCATCCACTCGGAACTGTTCCTGTGGCTTGTGCGCTGAATACAGTCCAGAAGCCCGCGGTCACCGTTGATACTACTGCGTGGTAATCTTCTACGTTGTACACATAAAGATTGCCATTGGTTGTATTTGAATTACTACCTGTCAAGACTACGGTACCTTGCGGCACACCATTTAGATATGCTGTTACGGTGCCTAGACTACCGGGGCCAACGTTGGTGATACTAGTAGTGGCATAGGTTGCCGAACGAACAACTGAAACAGCCGTTCCGCCTGCAACACTCAGATTGGCCCAGCCACTATTATCTGTTTGTGCAAAGTTGCACATCAATGCAGAAGTAGTGGCACTTGATATTGCGATTGTTTGGTTACTTGGAAAGTTAGGAGGACTAGGCGGAACTAATTTTCCTAGTACATAATTTAATTGTGCCAATGCATTGGTTACTGTGGTTGCGCTGGTTAGTGTTACTGCATTACTTACAAAACTTTGTACTGTATTAGCACCAAGGGTAATTAAGTTTCCGCTGAGACCAGTTGCCGAAATGATGCTTGATATATTAGACCAAGTTAAGTTGCCGCCGCCATCAGTTGTTAAAACATAATCAAGGCTTCCGCCAGTGATGACAACGTTTGTTGTTGATCCTAAATTAATTTTGCCAGTGTTGCTGGTAATGGTGTTGCCAGTGATTAAAAGATTTGCAAGACGTGCTGTACCCGGTGCATCAAGTGCATACGCAGGACTTGAGTTATTGATACCGACGTAACGATTGTTTACATCAAAGTATGCAAGGTTAGCATCGATTGCAAGATTAACACCCTGGCGTTCCAGGTTGCTAAACAGCATCGGTCCATTAATCTTACCAATTGCCATTTAATGGTCCTTAGGCAGCAACGTTTGTGCTGTTGATATTGTGTATAATTACAATCGAGTTTGGATTCACACCGGGAGCAGGCGGTGGGCTTGTAAATGTAATTGCTAGGCCGCTTACTGTATAGTTAGTAGTTGGAATTTGATATACTCCGCCAATGAATACTGCCACTGCGGTTGTATCAGTTTCGCTTTGTGTCATTGCAAATGTTTGAGTTGACCCGTCACCAGTTAAGTTATCAACAACAAGTTGAACACTACCAATCTTAGCTACCTGGCTCCATGCATTGTTGTAAAAAAATTCAATACGGCTAGTAGACTGATTAAATCTCAATAGTCCGCTTGCAGGTGCATCACCAAAGCTACTACTTGGAACGATTGGAAGTTGTACCGCAAAATTTTGATTATCGTGTACTGTAGGATTTTTAAGAAATCTTGCCATTATTAAATTCCAATTGAACTTACTGTTGCTGAGATTGCGTTGGCGTTACTACAGTTGGCCATAACTGCATCACCAATTGTTCCTAGAATAAATTTTTCAGCATAAACAATTTGTGTGTTGTATGCGGTTAAACTTACGTTTGAATAAATGATTGTTGTAGAGTTGGCTACACTACCGGCTGGCACTATGTAAATATTTGCCACCTGTGTGTTAGGTGTAAAGTTGCATAGGTGAATTGTTGTAATTGCACTTGTGCCAGTTGAACTTTGGTTAACAAAAATGTTTGCCGCTGTTGTAGTTAATGTGGTGTTTTGAATTGCCATTTAATGATCCTATCCGAATACGATGCTGTATGCTACTGCTTTAGCTTTTGTTACTAGCTCTGCACCAGTAGATTGTGTGTTAGTTACATATACACCAGATCCGCCACTGCCTGCGGTATTTGCAAAAATTTGCACACTACCATGTGTACTATCTGTGTATAATGTTGTGCCGGTAATATTTAAGTTAGCCGAGGAAGGCGCTGACAGAACTAAATTTCCAAACGTTGTTCCATTGCTAGTAACTTGCCATGACTTAACTGACTCGTTCCATAACAATGATACATTTGCCTGTGTTCCGCGGTCAACTGTAATACCAGCATTTAATGTTGGTGCTACGTTAGGGCTTAGTCCAGAATTTAGTGTAATGATATTATCATATATCGAAGTATTAGTACTTTCAATAATAGATGTGTTACCGGTTACGATCAGATTACCGTTAACTGTCATTAGAGGAACGTTAACTGTATACGAATCTGGAATATTTTTTATTGTAGCCATTCTATTAAACCTTAATTTAGTAGTATTTATGCTTGGCGCAAGATCGTGTTTTCAATAAAAAACCCGCCGAAGCGGGTTTTTAGTAGAGCTTAAATTAATTAAGCACTTTGTACTTGAACAAATAATGCGTCCGGTGTAGCTAAACGATAACGGAACTTGTTAGGGGATCCAGAACCGTCGTTGCCAAAATCGTAAGCAAACTTGTTAGTAATACGGCAAGCGTATGTACTATTAGTAATAGATACCAAGTTTTGCGCAGCTACGTTACCAGATACTGCAATAGTTACGTTACTTGCAGTATTAATTGCTGTAACTTGAGCAACACCAGCAGTACCAGTGAAACCAATGATATAATCACCAACACGCGGAGTTGTAACAGGACCAACTGGAGTCGATGTCCAAGTTACGTATGTACTTGTTGCTCCACCAGCAACGTTAGCAGAAGCAACGTTAGCAGAAGCGGTAGATAAGTTGATTAAAACATTCATCTGACCAGCAGCTAAGTTAGGGTTGTTAACTAATGTGCATTTGCCTGTTAAGGTACCATCGGTTACTTGAAACTTGTGTGCACCTTTTTGTGCCAAGATTGAACCAGGTAAAGAACTTCCACCAGTGATATACACCTGTGGTTGAATTTGATAACCGGCTTGACTTGTTACGCCGCCTGTACCGCCGATGTGTGCGCCATCAATGATTGTTGGACTTACATACTTGTCGATTGCAGTACCGTTGCTTGTTGTTGTAATTTTTAACTTTGCCATTTTATTTTTCCTTTGTAAATAGCGTTCTAGGCTACCCGAAGTGGTGCTCCGAGAGTTCTTATGAACAATAGTATTTATGACTGGACCAATTTCTTTGCCGCTATGGTAGCACGTATCTTTGCTTTTTGTTCTTCGCTCATCGGTTTACCTTTGTTTACCGGCACTTTACCTTTGTTAGCTTGACCTATACGATTGCGTGTTTCTTGTGATACTTCTACCCCGTAGCGAATATTATTTTTTCCACAATGTAACAATGAGTTTTTTAATTTATGTTCTGCTGTAGGCTTTTTACCTTTGTTTTTTCCTATATTGCTTAAACGAATTTTTTCTTTGTGCTCCTCTGTTTTAGGTTTACCTTTATGAAAGTTGCTAATCTTTCTATTAGATTCTTCTGTAGGTATTACATATCCAGCAATATTTTGATTAATCCATTTATCGTTATGCAACACTTTACATCTACGCAATACCCGTGTTTCCCATTTAACTGCATCTTCTTTTGTTTCAAATATTTTACGTACTTCTACTTCAAAACTTTCTTTACCAGTTTCCTCGATGAGTTGTTTTACTTTAGGACTACTTGTAAAGTATAAATTCCATAAATCTTTGTTCGGGTCTTGTGTATTAGCAGATCGAAATCCATAATATACTTTGCCGCTAGGTTTGTGTTTTATAAGATAGGTGTAAGGTTTCATATGATATTTATGATAGAGTGCAATTTCACCGACATAACATTATATAGACAACAAAAAAGCACCTTTCGGTGCTTTAATGTTTCCCATCCCTGAGAAGTTACTTCGTTGTGTAGTTAAACTACTATTGCTTTTATCTTATTGGAAAGATAAGTTAGCAACGGCAATTTCCCCTACATAGTCACCAGCGTTACCTAGAGATGATGCTGTGTTTGTTAACTCAACATATCCATAACGTGTCATGAAACTTACTACTGGTTCGAATGTAGATGGATCTAAAACAACACCAGAACTCATTAGGGGGATATAAGGGCAATAGAACGCAGCTGCATCAGCCTCGCTAGAACCTTTGTAACCAACTAAAACAGCCTGTGAGTCATTTGCATAACCGTCAACATAAATCTTCATTGCGCCATTTAATGTACCAACAAACTTAGTGTTTGTAGGAGCTTCGAATGTACCTTCTGTTGTGCGAGCAAAAGCAGAAGTTGTAGCACTTTGTAGAACTGTTAAACTAGCTGGAGATACAACAGCCCAGTTACCAGCACCACGACGTGTACGCTGAGCGATCAAGTTTGCTGTACGGTTGATTAGAACAGCTAAAGCAGCGTGCTCGTCACCAACGAATGTAGCAGTACCTGAAACAGCGGACTGGTCAAAAGTGTAATCAGTTGCGGCTAGAGCACGTAGGGAACCTAGGATCTCTTGGTCGATTTCAACTGTAATTTCTTGTGCTAAAGCAGCCATGATTTCAGCTTCAACATCTAAACCGTGCATAGACTGAGCGTCTTGAGCGGCTTCAAATGTCCAACGAGCTGATAACTTGCGTGTTTTAGCTTCAACAACTTGTTTTAAGATTTGAACGTTGATACGGTTACCTGCTACGCCTTCTAATGATGCTGTAGAAGTAGC